ATACACAGGGGGGGTATACCTCGCGAGACCCCCCCCCTATGGTCGCTACTGCTTCAGCAGTCTTATGTTCTGAATCGTTCTCATTCTACGTTTAAAATTCTTTTCTGTGACAGCAATGTAGAGTCCCGTAACATTGAGATCCAGGATCTCTTTTATTGCATCGTTTATGGCAAGCACCTCGTCACTTTCAGAGAGTTCATGCGACGACTTAACTATTCTAGCTAAGTAAGCGCAAGTATTGTAACCTTGTTTGGTATCAAACGCATACCAATCTCGCCATTGTGTGTGAGGATTAAAAGGATTGTCTGCTGTAGTAAGCAACACCTCATGCTTTACTATAACATCAAGCTCAGCTTGCCTATTAGTAGGCACAACGGTCTGTTTATTCATGCCTATACCTCATCTTCTAGAGCCAGGCTCAATGTACTCACACTGATACCTAGAGCATCAGCTATGTCAGCTCTCGTATTCCCTAACGCCAACATAGAGCGGGCTCTAGCAGTCCTAGCAGGGGACAGGCCAAGTGTTGTGCGGGGCATCGCTCTTTGTTTAAGGGCGGGCAGATCCGTATTCTGGAGGATCTTTTCTAAGGCACTGGGGCTAATAGCCCCGGCCTGGATGGCACGCCACTCTTTATCAGTGATCTGGATGGTAGCCTTTTTGGCCCCGACTCTTGCACGGGCTTCTTCTAAAGCCTGGCCTTTGATTTTTTTAAGGCCGGCGTCATCTAGGTCCGGGTTAGCCCTCCGCTTCATGGTAACTATCTTATTAGCAAAGATCTGTGCTAACCTTTCAAGGGGCTTGTTTTTAAAGGCATGGAGGAGCTTCTTTCTCAATGACCCTACCTCTTTCTCATATGCTTTCTTAGCAGATGGGGAATAAGGAATGGCCTTGGTACGTGTTAGTTTAAGGCGTGCCTTGTTAGCTAGGGCCTTCATCTTGTTGGCATACCTAGCATAAAGGCTCTCTACGACAGTCCCTGACGACAGCTTGCGCGCATCAGATTCTTCTGCCATACGCGTCGTCTTAGTCTTTCGTTTTACTGTCTTACCTGCTCTATCCACATAGGTTTCTCCTGTAGTTTCATAGAGCTGCTTTCCAGATTTAGGGTCTATGTAGAGCCTTCTTTTCTTTCCCGTTCTAGGATCATCAACTATAACACCCTCTCGTCTATGATCCACACGCTTTGTGGAAGAGGCCCTAGAGATCAATGTTGATGCGCCTCCATGAGCACTATCTTGATATCTGGTTTTTAATTGACCAATCCCATTGTCTAAGTATGATTGTTTATGGTTAAGATTGTGTTTTTCAGCATCAATTACCACCATGCTGTGACGTACCGCTCTGGCTATCTCATCATGAGATGCGCCTTTTATAGTCATATCAGTAATAAGATTAGAGACCTTCCCCATCTCCATCTGCTTAGCCCTATTAGACATTGATTTCATTCCTTTATAGCCTGGATAGGCTGTTTGGGGATCGAAATCTCTTAAGGCCGCAAGAGAGGGAGCAGTTCTCAACACATTCTTATTATTTGGTATCACTATAACAGCATCGCCATCAAAATCAGCACCAGACATCTTCTGTGCTGTTTTCGCATTAATGCCAACAGCATCTTTAGCGTCCCTACCAATTAACCTAATAGCCTCAGGGTTCTTGTTATTCACCCTTAATGCTGGAGCCTCAAATATGCCACCATGGGGATGTCTAAATAGAACCACTACTTCACCATCACGAAAGTTGGGTGCGAACACTTCGGTGTCTTTCATGGATGGAATTGGTAAAAGAACTTGAGTTACCTGACGAGGAAGAGCAGCGGCCTTCAAATGGCCTGCCGCGGAATCAGCTTCATCAGAAAACGTCTTCAATAATGCTTTTCGTACAGAAGGATTTGTAAGAGACATAATCTCATCGAATTCTTCTGCTCTTAGCATATACGCTAAATCTAACTGATCTCCTATCAGTTTTGGTGACTGTTTTGATAGAATCTGAGAAGATAAGTTCCTAGACCATCCGGCCCAAGTACCTTCTTCCCCTGCACCAGGTACAGACCCAACCATATTTAAGGCCGATAACCGTACATTACCGTCAGCATCAACATAGTGTCGTTGCCGGATTGTGGTACCAAACGGATTATCCGGATCATCCTTCATGGATTTGTAAACGTCATATACGGCAACGTCGCGGCCTTTAGAAGTGTTATAGATCATATCAATCCCATCAGGAAAGTCTAGGCCATACATGGCCATACCCTTCATGTAATGAGTTCCATCGATCCCCACCCTAACTTGTGCATAATGATTATCACCTAATGAAATATCATTTATGCCAGGCCTGATCTCAATGACTCCATCTTTAAGTCTGCCGCCATCTTCTCCATAGCGCACCATAACCCTAGATCCATCAACGCTGTGAATAGGTTCAAGTCCCAAAAAGCTTCGTCCCCTATCCTCAGTGTAATGATCGAGAAGTTTTATGTTATCGCGATTACGACTAACATCACCAAACGATGTTCCTGGAGGAGCCAACACCTTCACATTCGTATATTTATCGGTACCAAGCTGCTTGACTTTAATAGTATGGACCACATACCCCTCATCTTGTAAGATCGCAACAGCATTGTTTAGTTTTGTTCTTGTAATCCCCATATGGACTTCTGTCCCAACGCCAATGTCCAAATACTCACCTGTTGTCATACCACCCTTTAACGCATTAGCTGCGTTTGTGGTTATATTTGCACGTTCCCTTAACGCTGGATCTAGCAAAGACCTAACAGAGGATTCTGCTATTCCCATCCGGTCGCCTATTGCAACATTGGACATCCCTTTATCCTTAAGGCGAAGGGCCATTGTTGCATCTGCAGCTCGCTTTTCGGTTTTAGCAATATGTTTTCTCGCTCTGAGTTGTGTGGTCGACATACCCATACCTTTAGCAATTTCAGTTTCTGAAAACCCTTGTGATCGCAAATCTCTCACATGGCCCAGAAAACTGGATGCACTTTGATATGGTTCTCCACCACTACCCCACGGATAGCGACCACTTTGTCTTGGAGTTCCATAATGCTTGAGAATACGAACCATCTTAGTCCTCCATTGCCTGCATCTCTTCAATTTGTTTATCGAACACCATGATTTTATCCATTATTCTCCGAATCTCTAAGGATTCGGGAATATGCTGAATTGTTTCACTACCCTGATATATGCGAAGTTCAATGTCTATCTTATTCGGCTGATATTCGTACTCCAAACAAAACAGACTAGCATATACCTCTAATTGATGCATGAATACTCTCGAGATTCCAGTCTTCAAGTCGTGAATGCGCAACATGTTACTTCTAAAAGAAATAGCATCTGCGCTCCCAAAGGCGTTGGGAGAGTGAAACAAAATTTGTTCGGGTTCCATTCGGAACCCTATGGCATCGTTAACATAGCGATTCAACGCACTTCTAGATCTCGGCAACTTTTGTCCTAACTTGATACAACGTTGAGCAAAATCGTGCAACTCAATCCCACGCCTCTGCGCGAGTCTTCTCGCATACACCGTTATAAACTTCTCGGGTGTATAATTGATCCAATGATACTTCGAGGGGGACAAAACGGCGTGCTTACCGGCCAAGTTGTAATGTTTTGTGAATTTCATTTAGAATCTCCCCCTCATTCTCAGGATAAACGAATGCCGCAAAAGACATCCTGTCTAACTTACGGATATAGTGGGGCTGGTTTGGCTGATGGCGGGCTTTAGCAGATCTTTTTATCTCGAGAGCCGCCCAATGGGGTCCATGTAACACCAACCAATCCGGTATTCCCTGAATGTAGGAGGAGTCATTCTTCAAGACAACAGCGCCAGGATACTGGTCCTTAATTTTTTGTATTAACTGTTTCTGGTACTGACTTTCTAACAACATCTACAATTCTCCTTTCAAAAAAGAAAAGGGTGAGATTTCTCACACCTCTTCTATTATAGTGTATGTTTCGCGCGCGAAGCTCTTCTCATTGAAATTCTTCTTAGCTGACAATGCTCTCTTCACTCCATGATCTATGATACTGTCCGAAACTAAACGATAATAAAACAGTTTAGCAAACGGCGTGTTCAAACGATCAATTCTTCCTGCGGCTTGAGTCATTATCCGATACGAGTAATTCAAAGAATAGAACACAATCGTATTTGTTTCGATACAATTCCAGCCTTCACTTCCAGCCGTGTATTGCACCAAATATACCCATTTTTCTCCTTCCGGAACAGGCTCGTGTTTGTGTCCATTCCACTCGGCCACACCAATACCTTCATATCTTTCTAACTCTCTTAGAATGTCAAGCTCATAGTTGTAATTGTAGAACACAACAATTTTTCTATGAACTTCCAAAAGAGCTTGTAGCGTCCCGACACGACTTGCGTGGGAATTAACTACCTTTCGGGCAGCGAAAGCCAGGGCAGCAGCATTGACTATTGGTTCTTTTGTAAAGGGATTCCACCGTTTCTTTATAACTATGTCTAGTTGTTTTTTATCGAATTTTACAGGCATGTCCTTAAAGACACTTTCTGTTGGTTTCGTATACGACATCTGGACAGTTACATACTGCTTAATCTTCTCTAATCGATCTTCTTCGACATACCGATCAACTATCGGAAATTTCACAAACCGGTTAAAGATGACATGTCGCTTGATAAACTGAGTTCGGTTTTTGTAAAACCCGTTAGCAATGAACACGGGAATATAGTCCATCCAAGTATCCCCAGGCGTTGCACTCAACAAGATCCAGTCATTCTTTTTCGTAATCTTTAAAAACGACTTTACCCATGCCCCAGCTCCTATAACTCGTTGCTCATCAAATATAAAGAAAGCGTGTTCCACATCAACATACTTCTTGATGTTGTTCCATGAATCCACGACAGGAGACTTAAGAAAGGTGTAATGTGCGTATTCCTTTTCCCAATCTTTTGTATCCCTTTTACGTGCAGTGGTGACGACGTATAGCGTTAACCACGGCTGCGTATTCCTATAGTAGTATTCTATGGCAGTTAACGATTTACCAGAGCCGACCCCACCACAAAGGATGGAGCCGGTTCTTAGTCTTTTTACCGCTTTCTCTTGATGCGCGTAAAGCTTAATCGCCGGTGAAGGCGCTGTCTTCATTGGCACGCTCATCATCGATGGTGGCATACTTGGCCTCGAACTCATCCTCGACGAGTGTGACATACATCGTCTTCAAATATGCTTTGACGCCGGCCTTTCCTTGCACTTCCCAGTTGTAGGGACGAATAACAAGGTCGATGGTGGCGAATTCCGCAAAATCCAACATCCCAACAGTTTCATCGGAAAGCATTGTCCGGTTGCGGGTGCCCGCGGTCAAAGTAACAATTTTCGGGCTGATACGCCCATACTGCACTTTGACTTCCATATGTGCTTGTTTCGGATCGCCCTCTTCCTGAGGATCCAACCACTTAACATTCCACCCATCACGAAGTAGCTCTTCCGCTACCTCGGTGGGAAGAAGAACGTTAAATGTGCGAAACCCGTTCTGGTTAAATTTGCTAATTTTTCCGGAAAAGTTTCGATAGATTATCCGGGCATTCTCAAGAACAATATTACTAGTTACTTCGTGAGTCATCAGTTTTCTCCTTTCAAGCTAATGGTTATGTGCTACGAGTAATCCTCGTCGCCGGGGATGACGAAGGTTTTTCCACCAAATATCCATTCAACAAACGCCACAATTTTATCAACGATCCAAAACATTTTTGTCTCCTTTTAGTCTAAGAATTCATCAACTGGTACAAATTTGCCGATATGGTCTGCGGCACGATCAACAAGCTTTCGATAGTATTCTATATCAATATCACCTTCCTTTCCTAATTCTCGTACATACTCAGCCTCCAACCAGCGCCAACCTTTAGTTCCGGTTGCGGCATAATACTTATCTTCTTTCTTCCTAAGTAGTATCCCACCCCCTTTACCTGGCGCAATTGGTACAAAAGAACCCGCCTTTCCGATAAACATGTACTCATGAACTTCTTCGTCTGGAAACCAGGCCTCATTCATGTCCAAATATAATGCGGTTGTCACCGCTTTGGATTCACACATATCGGCGAACTCTATCGGTTCTTTCAAGAATAGAGTCTTGAAGATATACGGATGCTGGAATTCCTTCCCTGTCGCAGTCCATTTACCGGTTGTGTCTTTGGCAATATAAACCGCCTCATTGACCAAAAGCAATTTGCTATATGTCGCCTCATGCTCAAACGTATAGCCGTATTTCTTACCAAACGCGGTAACAAAGTCAATTATCTCTTGGTCTGCATTTGGAATTTTAACGCTATCCGTCTTAATATGAGCAACCTGATAA